ATTGCGATCCTTGCCTTCGGGATACATTTCAATCTGATCGTCAATAATCTCTTGAATCTGCTTCAAGGTCATTCTAAACATAGGTCTCTCCATACTGCTCATAAAAATGCATCAACCACGGTTCAGAGGCAATTGCTTCTCTTTCCCATGGCAGGTTGAAATGTTTCTTGCGCGGGTGTCTTACTTTCTTGCCACGCCATCTGTATTCGTGATTGTCATAAACTTTAAATTCGTTCAATGCGAATTGTTTTACATGTACCATTTCGTGCGCAATTGTCAATAATTGCTCTGATTTAGAAAGATTTACATTTAAAAACAATTCAAATTCTCTGGGACTTCGTTCTTCGAAGTCAATTGGATTGCAGAATCCCATATCATTTAGATTGTATGCTTCATTATATACTTCCACATATATGTTATCGGACAGACGTTTTCCCAAAAGAATATTGCCAAAAAAGGAGACAGAATGTCTGATTTCCTTCTTTGACAATACATTATTCTGTCCTCTGACAGAAACCTTCATGTTTTTCTCCTAATTTGAATCATCATTATAGTTGGTAACAACGCACAAGTCAAGGAAATAATTTGGTAATCATATCAACTACTTAGCAGTTTTGTGAACTCCTGGTCAAGATTCTTCTTAGTTTTCACTTCTTTGAGGATAAATCCCGGAGTAAATCCGGCAAAAGCACCACCATTTTCGAGGAATTTTGCTGTCTTGCGTGCGTCCTCTTCGAAGTAGAAAAAGTCAATTGCCTGATCAGATGCCTTTTCCCAGACACACCAAAAGAACATGTCTTCTTCATCCTTGAGAGTGTGAATTTCATAGTTTTTCATCATGTCACCTTTAGAACACTAAATCGTTGATTACCATTGCCTGCGAATGAAGTCTTATCGAATGTTGAAATATCCTCCTCTTGTCCATCATCTACCAAGTCTTGTGCTGATGCTTCTGCATCGTACAACTTGAACTTTGGTTTGTCCATACCAACCACAAACTTACTGTTGAGGTCGATTGAGTTATATCGATTCTTCAACTGTTTGATTGTGACCTGATTGAGAGCCTTCATCTGATCTGACTGTAGAATTGCAAGAAACAAGTCCGCAGTAGCAGGTAGACCAAAGGACTCTGATGTATCACCCATACCGAAGTCAGAACTCTTGAAACCTTCTCGATTGACCTGAGTTGCTGTCCACAGTGGTACATTGTATTCAACTGCCATACCTCTAAGTTCTTCCGATATCATTTTGATGTATGTGTAACTGTTCACACCAGCACCCATACGAACTCTTGCCGAAAGACAGAGGTTGATGTAGTCAACGAAGATCGCATCTGGAACAAAGTTCTTTTTCAATCGCAGTTCATTCAGTAGGGCCTTGAAGTGAATTGAACTGGCAGAGGCCGTAGGATACTCCTTGATAATCAACTGTCCGTTTGTCTTGGCCTTGAGAGATTTGATTCTCTTTTCGTACATGTCATGGGACAGTTTCATTAGATCGTCCAAATGAATGTTCATCATATTGGCGTCAATGCGTTTTGCGATTTCTTCCTGTGCAAGTTCAAGTGTGATATACAACACTTTCTTTCCCTGGTTGAGATAAGATGCTGCAATGTGTCCCATGATAAGAGACTTACCAGCACCTGGTCCGCCCATGAAAATATTCAGTGTCTTCTTACTTGCCCCACCATTTGTGATCTTGTTAAAGAACTCAAGGTCAAATGGAATCTTCTCTTCCTTGCGATGATAGTATTCAAATCGATGCTGATAGTCCTCAAGATAGTCATGTCCGACGTTTGGATCGAATGTGACTGCCAATGCATCTGACAATAGTTGAGGAATAGCACCCTTTGAATTTGAGTTGTTCTTTCCATCCATAATTTCAATGGACTTCATGATGGCAAGATAGATGGCCTTCTCTTGACAGAACTTCTCGGTTGACTGGATCAACCAATCGATGTTGTCTTTTGTCTTGAGGTCAACATCCTTGAGAGATTGATTGATCGTCTTTACAACCTCGTCACGCAACCCAGACTTATTGTTGACCTCGAGAGAAACTGCTTCAACAGTGGGAGGAACATCATATTTAACAATGAAGTCCCTGACCACCTGAAAGAAAATACGATCATCCTCTGCTAGAAAGTATTCATCCTTGAGAAAAGGTAATGTCCGTCTGGCATAGTCGTGGTTCTTCAATAGATTGTGGAGTATCATCTTTTCCGTTTGCATCGTCATCCTTTGCGTCAGTTGCTTCCAAGATCAATGCGTTAAGTATCAATCCGATATGAAATTCAAAAGTCTTATTCTTCCTCAGTGATACTTCGGAAGACTTCCCAGCATCAAGAACCTCATACTCAAACTGGAGTTTCGCAGTCTGATCTTCCTGTTCCCTAATTGCCACTGTTGTATAACGAATTATAGCACCTTTGAAGTCTCCTGTCAATAATTCAATCGGGACTGTATCCTTATCGGACTTTACCAGATCGTCTCTAAACTTAAAATCCTCATTTACTTGCATATCTAATACTCCCAAATAGTTCTTCGTATTTCTTCTTTCGTGCTGCCTTTTGCTTACCGTAAAAGATTCCATTCTTGGCACGGAAGTAAAAGGCCTTTGCTCCTCCTTCGGTATCCACGCATTTTTCTTTCATTAGCAATTGCGTAAACATTTCTTTTGCTGCTTCTTCACTACCATAGATTCCCTCAAGGTCTGTTGCTTCTTCTAGATTCATCATTATTCATCTTCCTCTGCTGATGATACGTTGCTCTTGCCATAGAGAAATTCATCATGGCATTTCTCGTCAATCTGGAGAAGAATCTCGTCTGTGAAATACTTCTCTGGATTCTTTAGAATTGCATTCTCAAAGGCCTTAGTTCCATCTGGGAACTCATACTTGTTTGATACCTTGTTGACGATACCAAACTTCACTGCCAGATCAAGCAATCCATAGTATGGATCAAGACCAGTACCATAGTCAAGTAGTGTTTCCACTTTCTTGTTTTCAATCGTGAGTCGTCCCTTTTTTAGGACTGCTGTAATAATTGCTCCAGTAACTGGACCATCTGTTTTATCTTTCTTCTTCTTCTTTGAGAGGAAGACAATAGTGGATGCAGCATATTCAAGACCAGAACCACCACCCATCTTCTTCATTGGAACATAAGAACCAACAACATCATAGACGTGGTTCACGACCAGCAATGCAACTTTGGACTTGCCTAGTTTGAGTGTGAGAACTCGGAATGCACCACGAATCAACTGTGCGCGGGTCATGTCTCGCGTATCTGCACCAGATGAAATGTCTTCAACTTCTTTTGTGGTTGAGAGATTCCCAAGCGAATCCAGCACGAAAAACATAGGATGACGATCCTTCTCTTTCGTTTCCATATACTTGTCTAGGATTTTGATTGCTTGGGTTCGGAATTCCTGAATAGTGGCCACAGGAACAATGGCAGTTCGTTTGATATCCACACCGCGTTCTGCCAGCATGTCTTTGGACAGTGCAGACTCAGATTCGAAGTAAAAGACCATGCCTGTTGGATTGTCTTTTAGAAATTCTCTGACTGTGTTGATTGCATAGAATGTCTTGCCTGTTGATGGTTCTCCAGCAAGGGCAGTAACTTTGTTTGCAGGAATGCCTTGGGAAATGCTTCCTGAGAGTAGTGCGTTGAGTGAGTAACTTCCAGTTGAAATGAATCCAGTAATGTCACCTGCTTCAATTCCATCTTCAACAATGGACGCATACTTGTTTCCTGTCTCTGCTAAGAGACTGTTAATATCTGTCATAGGTTTCTCCCTTTATGTTCGGAATCTCCCGAACGTTTTATTTAGTGTAGTGTTACGTTGCGATAAAAGTTTATCACTTCCCAATCTGGGTCTAACAGATAGATCAATGAAAACATCTGTGCCTCTGTTAGACCTGACCAGATCATGTTCCGAACATAGCATATTGCAATGCTCCACTGTTGCGTTCTTTCTCTTTCTCAAATTCTTCATCAAGTTTTACTTTGAATGCTTGAGAGTGAACTGTTTTCAGATAGATGGCATCCGTTTCTTCTCTGGTCAACGAGGCAAACATAATTTCATTGTAGGCCTCATTGAATATAGCAAACATTTCTTCGTTGTCTCTTACTAAAAAATACTGCAACTCAATAATCAGATCAATTACATCTTCCTCCTTCATTCTATCCTCACAATATCTTCTTCTTCACAAATTTCACCTAACTGCAC